ACTAATCGGTGAACCTGTTCCATCGCCTACAACGCATACAACATCTGGATTAGTGTTAAGACGATAAAGCGAACCAACAAATAATCCACCTGTAATTGCGGCGGCATTGTCATTAAACGCTGGCAAATCCTCAATAACAGCACCACGATAATCTAATCCCATGTGTCTGCTATTGAGATCAAGAATAGCCTTACTATCATCAGCCAAATCCAAACTAGCTGTTCCATGTGTAACTGTTAATAAATCAGAACCTTCACCATTGTTTCCAGTACCATCATAAGGAACACCCATAATTTGAGTTGCTGTAATTCCAATAAGACGTATTCTTAATCTAGGCTTTGGATCAACATCAAACTTTGAGTAAAAAGATGCGGCTACACCAGCAAGTCCGGTAACAGAACCCATGTCCAAATAGTTTCTATCGTTATTAGGATCAGAGAACCTTGTAGCAAATACTCGTCCGTCAGCATCAACACCGAATATAATCTGACCATCTGACGTTACTTTAACAATATCATTAGGAGTAACTCTGATTTCCATTAACTTGTTCTTTACATTACCCGATACTACATATCCTGTATCTAGCAAGTCAATCAATTTATCGAAAGCACGTTTTACTTGCAAGTCCAATGCACCTATGAACTTAGCCGCACTAAATCTACCCATGTTATCTGCTCCTTCCTCTTGTTCTGAATCTGCGCTCAATATTGTAGAAGTAGCAATAGTTTCCTGCCGTGAAATCAGTAACTTCTATCTTTAGTCTGTAATGATGCGCTCTCGATATTGGTGTGTTTCCTACGTTGATATTGATGTTCTCCACTGTTCCGTCAAATATGCGATTGCTTTCGGAATGAAATAGTACAAAATCATCACGGTCATTAGTCAGACTGTAATAGAAGTTCAGCGTCATGGTAGAAGGATATACAACGCTTTCTACTTGCACGATTATATTAGTAAGCGTACTCTTTTCAGACGGATTGGTATTGAACGCCTTGGTAACGATATATGGCTTTTCAATCGGATTCTCGCCTGTACTTTGCATGACGTACCACTGTGCATTAGCAGTCAGAGCATTAGTAGCTTGCCTGAAATGGAAGATGCTATACACTCCTGTGCGATTCGGTTGAGAAACGTATATAGCAGCGCAGTAGTCAGTAGCAACAGTCGTAATGGACTGAAAACTAGACTTTCTCCACCATGAACGTGACTTAATATCGAACATATAGTAGTACAACTGTATGACTTCGTTCTCTGCGGTGTTGTACAAGGTTGACGTAAAACTTTCATTCTTGTAGAAGTACAGATAGTTCTTGTCGGTAGTCAGACCAAAGTAGCTGTCATAACTAGGAGTAATTCCACCCAAGATTCCATTAGTGATAGCACCGTTAGAAGTCAGTGAACGACTGATGATTCTCGGATAGTTATTCCCATCAAATTCATATACGTCATCAGCATAGATAAAGTAAGCCGTGTTATTAGCAATAGCCAGTTCCCTATCACAACCAATATCCACAATTCGTTTAACAAGAGAGAATGTTTCTGGAGAGTAACCGGACAATTCGTAGGTGTTTACATCGCTCCATATGAATAGACTATTTCCAAGAACGCCCATGTTTACGAGAGTACGTTCCTGTTCCATTGTAGCGTATCCTGCATCTGCCTGTACAAATCCGTTACCGACAGCACCAACACCGACTTTAATCTTGTCTGCGCCAGCGGCAATAGTGTGTCCTGCTTGCGTAAGGCTTGTAATCGTCTTGAACGCCTTGAACCATACCATTTTACCAGTAGTAAGTGTAGTGACTTCCGTTTGTGCGTTACCTAGAACGTCCGTACCGACAACGGTAAGTGTTCCAAGTGTGTCTGCTGTGCTTGTGGAAGTAATTGTAGTGGTCAATACACGAGGAACATCGGGTTGATGCGCTATCGTGTAAGTACCGTTAGCCATATCTACTTCTGCAACAATGTAGTTGTCCGTTTCTTCCAAGCCATACCAAGAAGTAACGTCACCGGAACGACACCACCACAGTTTGTTCTCAATGTCCAATGCGAACACACGATTAGCGTGACTGACTATCTTCTTTGGATAAAAAGGCAGAACAGCAGTTTTAACCGTAGTGTAATCGTAGTACAGTATTTTCTTAACCTTACTATTTATGTAACAAGCGTAACGTTTTGCTTCGGTAAAGTACAGGCACATGGAGTGAAAGCCAAGTTTTCCAAAGTTGTAGCTGTCAATAGCACGAGATACTTTAGTTCCGCTAGTAATGGTAATGTCAATCAGATAATCCAAGTAAGTGTCTGCTCCGACAGCGGCATACTCGCCAACCATCAGTAACAAGTGATCATGGAACACTGTGTTAGAACCATCAGTAGGTATCTTGTCAGCAATCGCTTCGTAAACCTTTCCTGTACCTGAAAAGTCCGTGTCAAGCACGTCACTAGATAGCGTATTATAGAGAATGAATTTTTCATCATGTGACGGAGTTGCATCAAGACAATCTGAAAAGTAATTGTCGTTTATTTCCAGCGGAGAATTATACTCGTTAAGTCCTGCCGTTGGACGAGTTATAATGCCCTGCATTTGACCAGGAGTTAATCTGTTGTAGTAACTTTTAGCCATTTACTGCACCCTCTTAGTTTCCAGCATAACCACGATTCTTATGCCAATGCTTATTATCCCTTGCTTTAGTAGGTGACTTAGATTCGTTTCTTAACTGGAAATGCCAAAGTGCTTCAATAGCACTTTCATATTTCTGCATAAACATATCTGCTTGTAAGGCATCAGGTGAATCGCCATAAGCCGCAATAGCATGGCAACAGTAGAACACTAGTATATTATGGAATCTGGAATCAAAGTCCGGCGATGCGGTAAGTAATGTTGAAGATAATGGCGTCAATGCCTTGCGATACCTGATTCGAATGGGATAACCGCTAGTGCTAGGTTCAGGCTGGATAACTAGTTTCTTAATACCAGTGGAATCTACTGTCTGGAAATACACGTTGGCACTTTCGGGATAATCATCACGTGTAATTATGTCGAACTTGATATAATTGTATCTGATAGTAGGTGCGGCTTCCGTAGCAACGCCTAGCGCAATAATCTGCGATACGTCTGCAAGCCCAGTAGGCAAAGTATATGAATCCTGATTAGCAACAGTAGTAAGAGTATCGTCCTCTACTATAGTTCCAAAGTATGGCGATAGTTCGTCCTGCGCTTCATTAAACCACGCTACTTTGTCCGTATCCGTTGATGAGTTATGATACCATCTATCAACTGAATTGATTAGTTGCTGTATCGTAGACATAGAATGACCTCCTTATACAAAGTTCGTGTTATTATCGGTAAGTCCAGCGGCTAGGTTGAACGATGTTGCTACTGCGGCACTACCTATCCTGCATATATTACCAATCATATCTACTAATGGCAATACCCCACCGTAATAGGGATCTCCCGGGTTAGCGTCTACGCCCGATGCAATAGCTACTGCATTGAGAGCAGTTACTATCTGTGCCGCCCTATTTTCGAATATATTACCATGTATGATAGTGTTGTTGGTCGTTGTGTAGATGCTTGTGAATTTATACAACCGAATAAAGTTCGTATATACTGTTCCGTCCGATGCGCCTATTCCGCTAAACACATTGTTCTCAATTAGCATATGATTAACTATAAGATCAACAACCATCGGAACGTTATCTATTGTAGCGTATTCATGTAAGACTAGATTGTTTCTAAATGTAATCGTGTCCGTAACAACAGGAACGGCAGTAGCGGCGGCAAGTGTATAAGTAGATGCAAGAATGTAAAAGAAAATCATTCCTTCTGTTGGAATAGTGCCAATATTAACATTATCGTCGGCGTCACGAACAAATGTGTTATCGTGTATGTTGATAATATCGCAGTTAGGATACAATGTCGAGTTATAATACTTGACATATTTATAACCACAGACAATCTTATCTGCCCCATCAGCAACAGTCCAGCCAGAACCGGTAACGGACGTTACGGTATCAAAGAACTTCAATCCATACACGGTAGCACCAGCAACAGGAGTAATGACTTCGGTTTGAGCCGCTCCTGCACGTGTTCCGACAACAGTAATGATTCCTAAAGTATCCGCTGTACTAGTAGATACAGTAGTAACTGATATTACACCACCTGTGGTATACGCAGGTGTACCATGCCCACTGACGATAGTATATGCGCCGTTCTTCATGTCTGCGTATTCAACTAGATAATCCTTATCGCCAAAATAGCGATTGCGGAAATACATCGGTTGAAATGCGCTTATAAAGTTGTCGTACACATCTGCTTTATACGATGATAAATAAATGCCACGCAACCCTTGAGGATTGTCTATGTAGTTATTGTACATAGTAACCAGTTCATTGTGGCAATAACCTGATTCAGTCGTGTCAAATACACTTCTAAACGTGCAATCGTATACTCGATTGTTTGTTACGGTTACATTTCTGCCGAGCATATTGACAGCAGAACCGGCATAAACATAATCGTAAATACTATTGTTGTCGAATAGGACATCCGCAGAACAAATTCCGTAGGCGCTATTACTAGAAGCGGCGGCAAGGGCTGAAACGGAATTATGAAATGTGCAGTTGGTAATGCGTATATTGTCCTCGCCAAATGCGTGAGTATCTACACAATGCCAGTTCCATTCATCTCCTTGCAGATTGTCAAACTCGCACTTGTCCACATACACGTTATAGCAGTCGATAGTAGTAATAGCAAGTCCTCGCCTATCTTCCCACAGCAACGGAGTAGTTCCATGATCTATTGCATAAATATGCTTGAATGTGCATGATTCTACAAGTACATTAGCTACGTTTTCCAATAGAATAGCAGACTTCGTAAAGTGATCCATAACACCTGTTTCCGTAATAGCATCGTCTGACAGAAAATTGATGTTCTTAAACGATACGTTAGTAGCACCACTGATATTGAAGCAGTATTCAATCAGATTGTTATGATTAGTCTGCTTATGCGGTTTAATCGTAACTGCTCCCATGCCCTGAAAGTGTACGTCAGTCTTAGTAGTCGCTACAACGTCCTTGATGTAGTAAGTTCCAGAAGAAATAGCAATATGCGTACAAGCGGTTACAGCGGCATTGAAAGCCGTAGAATCGTCTGTAACGCCATCACCAACAGCACCATAGTCTTTTACATTTGCCCACTGTTCGGTTACAGTAGAACCCTTGACACCCAAGTCAGTTAGTTTTCCCGTAGTAGGATTATAACCAGCAACATTACCAGCAACAAACGTAGTAGGTATCTCTACCCAAATACGAGCATCAGGTGTAGCAGGTAAACCGGCATTAACAGAACCATTTATCCTTACAGTTTTCTCCTCGGATTTCCAAATAGTAGTAGTACCGCTTTGAAGAACCAACTGAATAACAAGGTTTCCTTCGTAAGCCAAAACATTATCAGTAGCTCCTATCGTCACGTTGAATGTATTTGCGACAATAGCATATGGCCCTTTGTAAACAGAACTGCCATCTGGCAATAAGAAGTGCATATAAGCAGGATAACCCAAGGCAGTAAGAGTAGCTGAAACAGTAACGGTTATTACCTCTCCTGCTTCTCCTGCTCTGCCTATAACCTGTTTGCTTACTGTTGCGCTATGCGCATCGTTGTCCGTTACTGCTAGTGTAAACGCCATATTGTTACCTCGCTATTTAGTAGTTATTGTCCTACTTCCGTTGGAGTTTATTTGAAAATGTACGCCAATCATCCCCAGAAATGGGTGTCCAGTAGGTTCTGTTCCTGTTCCTGCAATGCGCTTAACCCTGAACTTAATCTGCGTACCTATCTTAAGATTTGCGCCAATTGCGAACCAACACTCTGCAATGCCGCTTCGGTGTTGTCCGTTGAGTAGTATGCACCAGCGTCTGCTATTGGCACGTCTGCGGCATCGGCTATTGTTGCTTGTGTAATAAACCTTAATCTATTTGACATTGATAAACCTCCTTAACTATTCCAGATTATATATTGGAACGTTCCACCTGAACCATCGCTGATAATGCTCAACGTAGTAGCAACGTTCAAGTCGATGCTCTGCCCTGCGGTTAGTTTAAAAGCGGTAGTATTGGCAACGGCGGTAATACTTGGATTAATCCAGATATTACCTGAAACACACTGAAACGTAATGTCCATTCCATTTACAGTAATCGAATCGGCAGAAGCATCAATAGCGGTAACTCCCAAAAGTGATTTAACTCGTGCAAATGTTTCCCTAGTAACGTTAGCCATTTTAATTTAATCCTTTCTTTTAATAGAAAATTGGGAGAATATGCTTGGTTTACCCATAAGTCATATTCTCCCTTTCGTTCGTTTCGATATAATTAGATTATATCACACTATGAAAGCAATTAGATGCCACCCTCGGCAGGATAGATAACATTGTTGGCATCGCTGGTAGTAATACGATTATCCTGTGCATAAGTCAGTCCACAAAGAATTGCGCCAACCATAGCAACACCCTTGGCGGCGGCAGTACGGATATTGTTGTGGATAACGAACGTAGTTCCAAGAGAATCCTTAACGGCTTCTTTGGTTGTCGAGAAAACATTATCCTTGATTAGACCGACTTTGTTAGCGGCATACGTCACAGTAGCAGGAATCTCAATTCCAATTTCCGCACCCTGCATGAAGCAACCCTTAACAGTGAATCCATCAGCCTGTCCAGCGCCAAGTTCGATAACGGCATCAGAGAAAGCACCGGTAAATTCGCAGTCGATAACCTTCAGGTCTACACAAGCAGTAGCAAGAATGGCGGCAGTAGCGGCAGTAGTAGAATTACCACGGAACGAGCAACCAAGGAACTGAATACCATGCTGACCAGTAATTGTGAAGATATCGCCACCAGTGGCAGTGGGCCCACCAAACTCAATGTTAATAAAGCGACAACCCATATAGCTGATAGTAGCGGCAACAGTATGATTTCCTTGCAGACGAGCCTTAGCACGCCAGTCAGTAGAACCAACACCAATAACGTCAGTTTTCTGTGCAAACTTAGTCAGTGTTTCGCCTTCGGAAGCACCAGTCTGATCAGCTTTGAAAAAGATGCGATTACGGGCAGCCCAACCAGCAGAACTAGCAGCGATATTCGCATGAGAAGCAGCCATAGCAACGGCAAGCGTCTTATACGCAGTATCCCATGAACGACCAGAATTGGTGTCCAATCCAGCGTTACCGTCAACATAGTAGTCCTGTCCAGCAATAGCAGGAAGTTTTAGGCCATCTTCGTCAAAGATTGTAGTCAGATCGCCATCAGAGTTATACACCTGATATTCGTATTTGTTAGTAGTAATGTTCTTGACCCAAGCCCTAGGAATAGATTTACCCATATTCGATTTCCTTTCATACTCGTGACACTGTCTGTGTCAACTCGATGTGTTGCATGATTCGTGCTTCTCGTTCTTTTGAATAGTATTTGTAATTAGGATACCATTCGTGAAAGTCTTTGTTTGTTTTAGAGCAGTTACAAGATAAACAACTAGGCACTATGTTTTTCTTAGAATATGAACCATTTTTGTCTAGCGGTATAAAATGATCTTGAGTTAATTTTAATTCTCGTCCACAATAACAACATTTATTATCAAAATATAGTTTGATTTCAATCCATTCATTTAATGTTAAAGTGTATTCCAAACTTAACTTCTTTGATCGTCTTAACTGCCACGCTATATTTCGTTCTTCTTTATGATCCTGTTTCCATGCTCTAATTAATAACTTATGTTTGTCCTTAACCTTCTGATAACGTTTACTAGAATATCCTATTATTTTTAATGGGTTATTCTTTTTCCACGTTGCAGATTGCTGATGGTATCTATCCTTGTTTTGTTGATAGTTCAGCCTACCTTGTTCATTTCTTTTTGTTTTGTTCTTCAAATAATCTAGGTGCTTCTTAACCTTTAGTTCATCTTTATGCGATTCCCTATATTGTTTTGATTTATCTAAATTATTCAAATGATAAACTTTAGATTTTTCCCTAATGCAATTTCTACAAATATTATCAATCCATTTCGGATTCCTTTTATCTATTTTATAGTATTCAGTAGTTAGGGGAAAATCTTTACCACAACAAGAACAAATCTTTGTTTCCATAATGCCCTCCAAGCATCTATCTCCATAAAAAGTTATTGGGGAAACAAGTTGGAGTACTTGCTTGTCAGGTTGCAATCCCTATCCCCAATATCAATTATACTACATTATCAAGTGTTTGTATATATAATAAATTATTTATACAAATTTCTTGAAACGCACTGTTTACGCTCCGGTCGAACCAACTAGGCCATAACCAGGTGCAACCATACCAGCACCATAATACTCGAGAGCCTTCGCCTTATAAGCGGAAGTATCGAAGTCCCATTCGGTTTCAAGCTGCAAGCCACCCTTAGTCTGCAACACAACACCGGCATCAGTCAGACCTTTGTCCAGCAAGAACCAAGGCGAAACGTCAGTAGCGATAGTGTACGTCAGGTAAGGATTGATAAGGACTTTCAGTGGCTGCATATCTCCGTCCTGCAAGCTGTTCTTCGTGTTGGACAGTTCCCATGCAAGCAGGGCACTATTCAGCAGTTCAAAAGCCTGAAACTGTTTGGCAGGATGAATCAACAGATGCGTAGGCATTGTGTCGAAGAAATCACCAGCCTGATTGTAGATGAACGTAAAGCGAGTTTTAGCGGCTTTGATATTCTCGGTTGACAGCGCACCGGTAACAAGGTTATCGTTTACGGACACGGAATTAGCCAGAGGGTGATTGTCGGCAATCTGCGCAACACCATCAGCACCAGTAGCTGTAAAAGCGTTGTTATAAACAGCGGCAACCTCTTTCTCTTTCTTGACCTGCATAGCAGTAACAAGGGGAGCACCAAAGCGGTTTTTGATGATGTTTTCCAGATCGAAGTCCAACTGTTCCATGGTGGCGGCGGCACCCTTGCCGTACTTCACTGTGGTAATGTGGGTTTCGTTGTTCTGGATAACTTTGTCGTAGATAATGGAATCGCCTTCAGCTACCACTTCAGCGGAAGTGAAGTCACCAAGCGTAACATAGTTGCCAATCTGTTTCTTCTGCGGTTTAACATTGACAATAGCCTGCCAATACTTACGAGAAGGGGCTTTAGCTGCACGATTAAAAACTTCGTCTACGCCAGCTTCGGTCAATCTAATGGTATCACTAACTCTACCTGTTGCCATTATTAATCATTCCTTTCAATTATTTGTTTGTTTTAGCCAACGTAGATAACGCTGTTAATTGCACGAGCATAGGCTTTCCGATACTCGTTGTTGTAGGACATGAGGACAAGAAACGGACCACCAGTATCGTTCAGGTCAAGCAGATAATCTTCTGAATCAACATAGATGTCGTACACAAGACCAATCATAGCGGCAGTACCGACATCAACCGTACTACCCTGATAAATGTCAATTTCCAGTTCAGTGCCAGTCAGAGGATAGATAGTAGCAATAGCACCAGCAAGGGCATCTTCCACAGCGATACCCAGCAGGATAGCACTAGCAACGCCCTCCGAAGCGGCGATAGCAGTACCAGAATCAAGGACACAAAGCTGACCCTTAAACAGTCCGCCTGTACCTGAAATGAAGTGCATATATCTCTCGGGTTTCTCATTGACAACTCTAATCATTTTATAGTCATTCCTTTCGTATTATTTACGGTATTTTTTAATGTAATCAGCATCGGACATTTTCTCTCCGTCTAGGAACATTCGCTCAATCTTAGTTTTGAACCTGCGTTCCGATTCGGTTAATGAACTTTCAGTAGGTTTTACTGCTGTTCGTGAAGCGTTGGCAACACTTGTATCAGATGCGTAATTGCTCGTTTTACCCAATACTGCGTCTTTCGCACGTTTTTCACGTTCCGGTATTTCCACACCGTAAAGTCCTCGGCATACCTGTTCCGCAGACATTTTACTGGACTTAGCTATTGACATAATTCTTGAAGCTTCTTCTTTGGCTTTTGAATATTTGGCAAGAGTAGAAGCGTTGTTCATCTGAAATTCAAAGAGATCAACCTTTGCTTCCAGTTTAGCCTGTTTAAGATCGCCCTGCGCCTTAACATTAGCTTCTTCTTCCGAGTAACCGTCTTTGACGTACTTTGCCTTCAAGTCCTCTGCCTGTATAGCTTCCTGCTTACGTTCTCTCGCTACTTCCAATTCCTTGTTCTGCGCTTGCAGTTTGATGATTTCCTTTTTCAATGCGTGAATCTTACGATCCTCTTTGGAGACGGCAGCTACTTCCGGTTTTACAACCTCTGGTACATCTGCATCATCGTCTGATTCATCTGCATCATCGTCTGATTCATCTGCATCATTTTCGTCTGCTTGAGTATCTTCTACCTCGCCAACGGTGTCATCGGTAGTTTCAAGCGATTCCAGGTCTTCTTCATCTGATCCCATATCGAGATCAAGTACATCGAAGTCATCATCTTCTGCAACGACAGGTATTTTCTTTTCAACGTTCTCTGGCATAAATCCTCCATTTTTAACGCTTGGAATAGCGCACAACAAAGATTAAGGTTCTTTGCTAACCCAATTAAACGATATTACTCGCTCAAATTTATTATAACATAGGTGCAAAATGACATAAAAAAATGGTAAATATGAAACTTACCATTCATTTATAGTATTCTGTTTTACGCCCTTGCCCTTCCTCGACTAGGCAATTTAGTAATTACAACCTCTGTTGCGCCTTCCGTAACTGGTGTTCGCATTTCGACTGCCAGCGGGTTAGCAACGGCATCAGGATTCGCCTCTTTGAACTCATGTACTTTTAATAGAGAGATAAGTTCCTCTGCATTTGAACGATTGATAATTTCTGGCGAGTAACCAACTTTAGCAGCTTCTTTACGAAGTTCTTCTCGCTTGGCAAAATCAATAGGATCAGCAGGACGTTCCTCTGTGCGGACAAAGTAAACATCGTATCCTGCAAGGCGTTCCTTAATCAGTTTTCTGCCTAAATCAGTTACCATATTGGGATCGTCAATATAGAATCCTATAACGTCCATCTTAAATCGGTCTTTGCAAGCGTAGAATCCATACTCTTTGATAAGCCCTAGTTCAATGCACCTGCCACCAAAGAACGTTTCGGTAATCAGTCCAAACTGACCAATACCCTTCATTCCGCCATTGATACAGTTGAAGTTATGCACTTTGCCGTCCAACACGTTGTTGCCTAGCAGATGCGGAAATGTAATCTCGTTTCGTGCCTTGTTATACATTGTTGTCCTCCATATTTAATCTACTGCAACTTCGTCTGCGTCAGTTGAAATTCCTCTGCCGTGCCAAATCTTGACTTCATTGTCTGATTGTATAGGCGTTCCATTAGAATCGTATATCTTTTGTTGCTGTTGTCCTACGACAAGACTACGCATATACGCAATAGACTGATTCATCATGCGCTCTGCAATAGTATCTACTACATAGTCAACGCTATCCATAAAGTCTGCCGGTGCTTTGTGTCGCAACTCGTCTGCCATCCATGCCCTGAACGTTACAGGTGCAGTCGTGCTGAAACCGCACTTGAAACAAGTACAAACGGGAATAACTTGTCCATTAACTAACTTCTGTCCACTGTAAGCTGACAGAGTTTCACAATGTCCACAGATAGGATAGTCCATAATCGCCATAGGATTGTAACCGGACATGACGATGCGTTGCATCAGCGGATTTCCTTCAAGCACTTTCTTGCGGAAAGCAGGATATACGTCTTGAATCATCTTCATCACACCAAACGAGTGCGGATCAGGTGCTTTGAACGTGTTGAATACTGCATCGTGTACTTTACTCATTAAACGTTGCACCAACTTCTTTTAGTTTCCTTTTGACTGCTTTAACAGCCATTTGAAGTGTAACATTAAAAGATTCAGGATATGATTCTATTGCTTCCATAGATACTATTAAGCCTTTAGCATATATAGTTTCACCATACTTTTCATTACTACGACATTCAATGGCAATACCAATAGTATCTCCGAATGTTTTAGCATAAATAGAAATATCAATTCCTTTTGCTTTTTCAAAACACAAATATTCCATTAGTGTTTTTAAGTTATCGGTTTTTTCTTCAATCATATCTATTTCGTCCATCATAGTATAAGCCCTCTCTGATCGCCACCAGGCGTTTGCGGTACTGTACCCATAAGATTGCTAGGAATTGCGGTAGGTGTCTGCACCGTACCGCCAGCCCCAACAGGATTGATTTGAGATACAGTAGGTGCTATTGTGCCAGCAAACTCGTCTACTTCTTCGCCTTCTGTCTGCAACTTAAACCCTAGAATCTGCTCAAGAAGTTCCTTCAAGCGTTTAGGAGTAATCAATGGCTGAACCTGTCCGTTTGCACCAAGAACCTGCATCTGTGCCAAACCAAGAAGAATGTTGTATTGATCGTTCTTTCCACGAGGAATATCAGACGACATTATAACCTTAGTATCAAAGTCAATATCCGACATAACCAACTCGTCAGTTTCATCGTACACTTCTTCGATAGTAGGTATGCGATAGTTGGAATTGCCTTTGGCACGTTCAAGATGCTCGTTCATCTTAGCATTAGTAAGCGGAACTACTGCTGGCGCACGACCAAGTTCGACAGGATCAATGTACTGTGAATAATTATGTCCTAGTGATGCCCAAAACGGCTTATCCCACTTCTCCAAACACAACTTCAAGCAGTAACGATCAACCCACTCCATAGTTTGCGCAATATCGGACTTCTTGTCGTTAATGCCTACTGATCCTTGAAGCATTTGGCTGTTGATTTGTGTGGCAGTAGCCGATGAACCCTGCTGATTCCCTGTCATAATATCACTGAATCGAGTTGCTCTCTGCGCTTCACGAAGCAGGAACTCAATCATAGTGACAACAACAGGATTGATGCCACCTCCCTGCAATACACGTACATTACCGTTAGGATCAACGCAGATAGCTGGTTGAGAAGGATCGCTGTTAATCTGATCTCCGTCCATCTTCGCTTTAGGATCGACTAGAATCTTCGACTGTGCGGAGAATCTGGCGGCTAGTTCCAGTTCGTCTACAAGGTTATTAACACATTCCTGCATAGGTTTAAGAATTTGTCCATCGCCGTAACCGTAAAACTGTCCGACAATAGGAATCATACGGCAGAAGTAGAAAGGATACTCGTTATCTACGTTCTTATAATACGGTTTACTTGAATCTGATTCTCGTAGTATAAAACCAGCGGAATCCATTTCAATCAACTGCAAGTTATTCTGCGGATTATTGCGTGTCCAAACGTGCAATAACATAAACGACTTGCTATCGTCTACTGAAATATCTGGATTCTCGCCATCGTAACGGTTGTAACCAACAGTAAGAGCATTAGCCTTCTCGTCACCGTACTGTTTTCTTGCCCAACCGATAGTCTGGAAACCAATCTCGTGTATGATGTACTCTGCATACTGCAAGTCTTTGTAGTCTTTAATGCGTCCATCTACCATAACAGACAGCAACGGCGGTACAATCAGTCTGGGAAAGCCATTAGGACGATTGCTTGAATTAGTTAGGGAATTTTCCCAACAAGGCGTAATCCAGCAGTTCCCTAAAAGATCGTAAGTCCTGGTAAAATCCTTGAAATGCAGCATAAACTTGTTTTTTCTACGGAAATACTGCGAAGCGGCATCGTATTTAGGCATAAACGCCCGATGTGCAGGATTATCCGTAACGTGCGTGAACTCAATGTCTGCTTCAATGATGCTTGCTACCTGTCCTTCTACGGTGGGTGTAAGCAACGGTATGAAGTTATTGGGATAATCAGGGTCACGTTCATCTGGCAGACGTTGGCAAGCATACAATTCCACCAACCTATCCCAAAGATTCTTGTTCCTACTAATTTCTCCGCTTCTTGTGTTGTAAAGATCAGAGTAGTATTGACCACGCTCGTACTGTGCGTCTGTTACTAGTCCTTTCCAATCGCCTGAACTAACCTGTTCTTCCTGTACTTCTTCGTAGACTAATGTTGACATTTAGTTCTCGTCCTCCTTGAGCTGATGCTTCTTGTAGTATTGGTAGTTATACAATCCTGTTTGTGGATCAAGATACGGATTAGGACGTTCCTCGATAGTTGGCATGGGCTGATAGACAATATCCTCGTAACTAGTCTTTTCCTTTTCCCTAATAGCTTCTTCTCGCAATTCTGACATGGTTAAAGTGAATGTCTGTTCAAATTCAGTAATGGCTTGAAGCAGTTTCAACAGAAGGAACAGACTTGAAAATAGAATACAGATTATTACAAATAACAGGATATTACCGAGCATAGCGTGACCTCCCTATTCTTTCCTTTTTGAAGCGATTCTCATGTCTACGAATATACTCTTGTACAGTCTGTTTGTCAATTCTTCCAGATTCAACTGCCATTTCCAAATCTATCTTATCCCATTCGCCTTCAAGTTTAGTCTTTTCAGGCTGTAGTTCACAGAACTGCTGTGACCTTGCTTGTAATGCAATCGCCAGAGATATAACACAATTATGAACTAGAATATTGTTTGCAAAATATTCCGGTGTATCAAAGACTTGAAGATTATAAACCCTTTTTATGTTCTCCCCATCTTTTTGCACAAACTTTTCTTCCATTTTCTTGAGCAAGTTGTCTCGCTTTTCCCGGGTTTTCTTCACGCCATTTTGAAAGAGTTGAAATAATTCTTTTTGTTTGAGTTTTACCATTTGCAGAATAAATCTCTTTAGATTTTTGTGGATTATTTTCTCTCCAATTTTTAAGGTCTTTTTTGTTTCTTTCGCTTTGTTTTTTACCGTTTTCGATTGATTTGTTTCGTCTTTCTTCTTTAAGCATATGGTTAGAGCAATGTTTACTCTTTGCAAGACATTCAAGATTATCAATTGAGTTATTAAGTGTATTTTCATCTTTATGATGGATAACATATCCTTCGGGAATTTGACCAAAGTTATCAATCCATATTTGTCTATGCAACGAGAATGGAGATTTTTTCCATTTATCGTGTCTCCAAAAATATGAGCTGTGTTGTCTCCGTTTGGATTCTGGGTATCTGTGATATTTTTTCCCGTTATAAATAATTGTTTCGCGTTCCATACTTGAACCTCCTCAATTACGGATAGTCTATTGTTCCACATGTATATTATATCACTATCCCTAACTAAGTCAAGTGGTTTTTCTCCTTCTAATGTAAAAACGGGATGTGTTGGTGTCCCAACTAATCCAATATTAGAAATGACTTTTTTACGTCTATTTCTCGTCATTACTACTGGTTTATATCCATTTCTTGTTAAAACCATATCTCCCTTTTTTATTTTTTCGATTGGTATTTGTCCCTTATCTGTTAAGACTAAAGTTCCTTTAACAAAACAATCATCGTGTGCGCCAGATTCTGCCGCCCAAAAGATACCCTTCATCTTGCGCTCTTGCCTAGTGAACGTCATCATTTCCTCTATTGTAGCAACATCGTTAATCAAGGCAATATGTTCTGCTGTCCAAGACACCAAAGCAGAAAGCATCTCCTGTCTGTTTGCGCTAGTAGTCCTGAACCCATACTTCAATTCTGTGCGTTCCCTTACGCTGTCAGACGGTGACATTTTACGGTAGAAGTTAGTATATCCCAATTCCTGGAACTTTTTAAGAGGATAGGCATCAAAGTTCACCTCTGGACATACCAACGCTTCGTTATAATACCAAGCCAAACCAAACAACTGCAATACGCAAATATCTGGATTCTGTTGACTATGATAAACAGCTACCTGTTCTCCGGTGAGATTGTTGATTATATGCCCAGCATAATAGTCAGAGCCTTCCCCTGCTGTATCAAATGCCAATACATACGGCACTTTCTTTTCCGGTTCTTTATAAATCCATGTTTCTCCATCTGAATGGTCAAACGATCTGAACGAATCTTTGTTAGGCAATCCGTTCTTATCTCTTTCGTATGAGAACTCGATACGTCTTGGAGGATTCTCGTAGTGTAAGTCACGTAGTTTTGTCAGTCTGTTATTCAATAGATTGGCATTGAATACGGTTACGCCAGTAGTACCCCAGTCACCTAGAGCATAAATAGAATATTCAACAGGACTAGTGTATCTCAAGAACTCAAAGTCTGCCTTAGTATCAGCAGGACACCAACGATTATCCTTATATGTAGTTTTCAATATGATGTTATCTCGTTTTGGTAATTGGTTAGTAACATAATCAAACAGCCAATGCGTTCTGCTGATAGGGTTAAATGAAAGTATAATCCTACCCTTAATTTTAGGATCACGTAAACGCCGTTTAATTTCACGAAGAACCTTAGGGTCTTGCTCTGACGATATTTCCTCGTACCAAGCGTCAGTCATGTTGCCATGCTTGAACGTGATTGACTTGATATCCTCTATGTTGTCTACGCCAGAGAACATAATCTCGTTGCCGTTGATTCTATTTACCATATACGGAACAGGGTGTTCGGTAATCTTCCAGAAGTCTAGCAAGTGAAAGAAGTCCAACGCCTTATATAGTTCAGGATAGCACGACTTTACGCAGTCAGTCTGTTGTGTACGCAACGCTACAAGGTTTCTGCCGGGCATCATGGTCATCTGTATCGCTAGTTTCTGCGCTATAAAAAACGACTTGCCGGAGGCTGAACCACCATAATAACATTCAAACTGCGCTACCTTTTCCAGATATGGAAAGTACACGGGATTAAACACCTCGGGGTCTATATCAAGATGAAATTCACTTGGGAGTGCTTTTTGAGAAATAGCCATTAAGTGTCCTTCCTTGACGTACATTTGTCTTTCATGTAAACTATAACAGATAGAACACTAAAAAACAAGGAGAATATCGACTATGAACTACAGTAGACGTTCAGTGTATGATGACAATTCATTCAGGGTAGATTGCAGGATTTGCGAGGACTTGGAACTAAAGACAGAGAAAAGACCAGACGGCAGTATAACATCAGTTGTAACATTCCTTGCGGTAACCAACAGTAACCAATACTCTAATCGTGTAAACTGCCACTTCTATCTTAGAGCACATGGTAAAAAGGCAGAACGTATATTCGCTACAGTAGCAAAAGGCTATGGAATATCAGTAGAAGCTGAACTAAAGGAACTGCTAGAGAAGAAAGTGGAAAAGACGCTGCGTAAGTCTACTATAACTCGCTACAACGTCTTTGATATTAACCGGTTTCATATTGTGTCTGTGCCTAACAACGGAACCAACGAGGAAACAACTACGGATATTTTCTTTGATATGAAAGAGGAACCTACTTTCTAGGATACAAGCCGCAGTCTTTTCTTTCGCACTCTTTGTCTTTCGGGCGCAACGGACAGTTCTTTACTTGAGAGCAAGTCTGATACATTTTGATACATACCTCCATAGGGTTTAAATTTACACCTTATAACACAAACTCGTACGACTTATGTGATGCTATGACACTTATTCGTACCAATAATATGTAAAACTACATCTTTTCCGAACATATACGGTTTTAACCGCTATCTATCCATCTGATAAATCTGCATACAGCCATACGATACCAACGGCAGTTCCTGCATTGATTGTGTACTTTCATACTCTTATTCTCCTTCAAAAGAGTGTCAAATATTGCTGTACCAAATATCTCGCAAACCCCTAACATCGTTCCATACAAAACTTAATACGGTTTTTGTACCTTCCGAGTATCCTTGCTGATGCTCCCAATAGCTGGAACTGCAAATAGTCGGAAGATGCCTGATAGTTATTCCCTCGCTTTCTTCTGTCTGCAATATTTCCTTAACCTTATCCGTATGCAAGTGTCCACAATGAATCTCAACGTGTTTGCTTAGTCCGTATTCCTTCCTGGCTCTCTGCACTAGCCAGCCACGCATATTCTTTGCTGGCATATCTCCGTGTGTAAATCCTACAAGATTGCAACCAATAAGCCGATACTTCTGAGGATCAGGTGTAATGTCGAATGTAATGTCCTTGTCGTTCCAGAACCGCATCTTCAATGCAGACATTAGCATATATCCAGTAGTTCTATCGTGGTTTCCGCAGACGTACACAATCTCTACTGGAGCATAGTGTGCCAATCTATCTATCGCAGGAATCAACATATCCAAAGTGCAACTGAATATCTTTGCCGTTCTTCCGTCTGCCTGTTGGAATGTACCCTTAGTTGTTTTCTGCTCGTCGTTGTCAATATGCATCAAATCACCCAAAGTAACAAAGTATATCTTCTTGAACGCTTTACCTTTACACCGCTCTGCAATATCGTCTATGCAACTGTCGAACCGTTCCTTAACGATGTGCAAGTCGTAGTCTTCGCCTGTTTCCTCTCGCCATGCCAGCAATCCGCTATGCAAGTCAGGAAGGTCTATTTCCAGCGTGTCTAGCCCTTCTACTGCATAATTATGCACTTTTTCTGCATAATTATACATTCCCTTATGACTAGAGAAGTATTCGTCTATCATGTCAAAAGTAACTTTACTAGCAATAGGTTTAGCACTTAACTTGCTTTGATACTGCACAATATGCTCTTGCAGTTTGCTCTGACTGTGCCAACGGTTATTGGTATATGAAACATCTTCCATGATCTCGATTAGGCA